CTGTAACCGCTGTCCTGCTCGAAAACCAAGAAAAATTTTTAAGAGAAGAGTCTGCTTTCCAAGCAGGTGGAATTTCAAACCTAATGGAGTCGCCAACCAACAGTGGTAATGCCGCTGGATTTGGTGGTGGATTTGGTGGTAGTGCTACTGCTTCTGGTCCTACTGCTGGTTTCGACCCCGTTCTAATCTCACTGATCAGACGTTCAATGCCCAACCTGGTCGCTTATGACCTCGCTGGCGTTCAACCAATGAGTGGTCCTACTGGACTCATCTTTGCAATGCGCTCACGTTATAACACCCAGAGCGGTACTGAAGCATTCTACAACGAGGTTGATTCTTCATTCTCAGGTCAAGATGCTGGATTCAATATTGCTGGATTTGGTAGCACCAATGCTGGTCTTGGTACAACTGGACCACAAAGAGGTACTAACCCTTCAGTTCTTAACCCTGTTGGTGGTGCTGGAGACCAGACTGCATATAACGTTGGTCAAGGTATGCCAACTGGCGATGCAGAATCTCTTGGCGATTCTGCTGGCAACTACTTCAACGAAATGGCTTTCTCAATCGAGAAAGTTACCGTTACTGCGAAGTCGCGTGCTCTGAAAGCTGAGTATTCACTAGAACTCGCTCAAGACCTCAAGGCAATCCACGGTCTGAATGCTGAAGCGGAATTGGCAAATATTCTCTCAACTGAGATTCTTGCTGAAATCAACCGCGAAGTTATCAGAACCATCTATAAGGTTGCTGAGCAAGGTGCTGTTCAGAATACCGCTACTGCTGGTATCTTCGACCTCGACGTTGACTCCAATGGTCGTTGGTCAGTTGAGAAGTTCAAGGGTCTCCTGTTCCAAATTGAGCGTGATGCTAACGCAATCGCTCAAAGAACTCGTCGTGGAAAGGGCAACATCATCATGTGCTCTGCTGACGTTGCTTCAGCACTGACCATGGCAGGTGTTCTTGATTACACCCCCGCACTCAACGCTAATCTAAACGTTGATGATACTGGCAATACATTTGCTGGTACTCTGATGGGCAAATTCCGCGTATATATTGACCCATATTCTGCTAACCTGACTTCTTCCAACACAACTCCTGGAAACCAGTACTACGTTGTTGGTTATAAGGGTTCTTCCCCTTATGATGCAGGTCTGTTCTACTGCCCATACGTTCCTCTCCAAATGGTTCGTGCCGTTGGTGAGAACTCCTTCCAACCAAAAATTGGCTTCAAGACCCGTTATGGTCTCGTTGCTAACCCATTTGCAGAAGGAACCACTCAGGGTCTTGGTAGATTGCAAGTTGATGCAAACCGTTACTACAGACGTGTTGCTGTCAAAAATCTCATGTAATTTTACATGTTGTTTTCAAGGGACCCTTTTAGGGTCCCTTTTTTTATCTAAATATTTAAAAAAACAATGGCAACTCAGATTGAAAATAGAAATTTTTTATCTCCTACAGGATTTAAATTTACATTAAAAAGAAGTCCTAAGGTTGCATTTTTTTGCAATGAAGCAAATATTCCAGATTTAACTCTTGGGGTTGCTGTACAAACTTCATATTTAAAAGATATTGATCTTCCTGGAGATAAAATAAGTTTTGGAGATTTGAATTTGAGATTTTTAGTTGATGAAAATCTTGAAAATTATATGGAAATTCAAAATTGGATTCGTGGTCTTGGATATCCAGAAAGTTTGCAACAATTTGCCGACTTACAAAATCAGGGTATAATTCAAGGCAACTATGTGCAAGATAGGCAAAACATATATTCTGATGGAACTCTTCAAGTATTAACTAGCAGTACAATTCCAAATTTTCAAGTAGTATTTAAAGACTTATTTCCATATTCATTAGGAACACTTACGTTTGATGCAACACAAACTGATGTTTTATACTTTACAGCAGATGTAAGTTTCAAGTATACTATTTACAGTATAACTGATCTTAGTGGCAATCCTTTATGAGTATTGATCTCGATAAAATTCAAGAAATGTGGGAAAAAGATTCAAAAATAGATATGGATAATCTTCATACAGAATCAACCAATATCCCAATTCTACATGCAAAATATTTTGACTTATATAATACTATTTTTCTTTTAAGAAAAAGAGCAGAACAACAAAAAAGAAATATTCGTCACGAAAGGTATGAGTATTATGCTGGAAAAGCAGATCCTGATGTTTATGTAGAAAATCCATTCCCCAAAAAAATTAGGGATAAAGACACTATGCAAAAATATTTGGATGCGGATGAAAAACTTTCGACAGTGTGCTTAAAAATAGATTATTATGATACGATGCTTGTTTATATCGAAAGCATTTTAAAAATGATACAAAACAGAACATATCAGATTAAAAATGCAATTGAATTTATGAGATTTAACGCTGGACTGGGGTAAATAAATATTCATAGGTGAAAGAGTCGTCGTGAATACAACAGATCTCATAATTTCAAAGTCAAACGAAGTATTTTTAAAAATTAATACAGAACCTCATATTGAATATGAACTGAGAGATCATTTCAAATTTGAGGTTCCTGGCGCAAAATTCATGCCTCAGTATAGAGGTAGGAATTGGAATGGAGAAATACATCTATATGATATGAGGTCCAAACAAATTTATGTTGGACTCTTGGATAAGATTGTCAATTTCTGTGAACAGTATGGATATAGTTATAAGTTTGAAGATAATAAATTCTATGGACAACCATTTGAAGTCAATGAAATGATTTCATATGAAGGTGTCAAAGATTATATGAATTCTATTTGCACCCATTCTCCTCGCCAGTATCAAATAGAGGGAGTATATGATGCACTAAGGCATAATCGAAAACTATTGATAAGCCCCACTGCCAGTGGCAAATCGTTGATGATTTATTCTCTCGTAAGATATTATGTGGGTAAAGGTGAAAAAATTCTTCTAGTTGTCCCGACAACATCTCTTGTAGAGCAGATGTACAAGGATTTCCAGGATTATGGTTGGGATGCTGAGGCATACTGTCACCGTATCTATTCAGGTAGAGAAAAAACAAATGAGTTTCCAGTTACGATTACAACTTGGCAATCTGTATATAAATTGGAACGTTCATTCTTTGAAGACTATGGTGTAATTATAGGTGATGAAGCACATTTATTCAAGTCCAAATCTCTTATAGAGATTATGACGAAACTTCACCATGCAAAATATCGTTTTGGGTTTACAGGAACTCTTGATGGAACTCAAACACATAAATGGGTTCTTGAAGGATTGTTTGGACCATCATATAAAGTAACCAAAACTGATGAATTGATGAAGCAGGGTCATCTTTCTCAGTTAGATATTCAATGCCTTGTTCTCAAACATCCACCACAAAAGTTTGAAACATATGAAGATGAGATACAGTATTTAATCTCTCACGAACAAAGAAATAAATTTATTACAAATCTTACTCTTGATTTAAAGGGAAATACTCTTGTTCTATTCAGCAGAGTAGAAGCACATGGGGCAGTACTTTTTGATCAAATAAATAATAACAAGCAAGGTGATAGAAAAGTCTTCTTTGTTCATGGTGGTGTGGATACAGAAGAAAGAGAACTTGTAAGGGAGATTACAGAAAGAGAAAACAGTGCAATCATTGTTGCTTCTTATGGAACTTTTAGTACTGGAATCAATATTAGAAATCTGCACAATGTTATATTTGCTTCCCCATCAAAATCCAGAGTCAGAAACCTTCAATCAATCGGAAGAGTTTTAAGAAAAGGAAAAAATAAAACAAAAGCAGTACTGTACGATATTTCAGATGACTGTACTTACAATTCAAGAAAAAATTATACTTTAAATCATCTCATTGAAAGAATTAAAATTTACAATGAAGAGAATTTCAATTATGAAATAATAACTATTCAATTAAAGAAATGATAGAAGAAGATTTTTATTGTACTCTTAAATTAAAAACAGGTGAAGAAATATTTGCAAAAATAGCAGCATCAGAAGAAGATGATAGAACAATGCTGATTGTTTCTAATCCGATTGTAATCTCAGAAATAAAGGGAAGAGTAGGTGGTGTTGTTGGATATAAAATAGAACCTTGGTTAAAGACTACAACAGAGGACATGTTCATTCTTAATCTTGAGGATGTCCTCACAATGAGTGAGTCTTCTGATATAGAAATGATTATGATGTATCAGAATTATATTCGTTCTAGTTACAAACAAAAGAATAATGAATCAAAGATAAACCGTAGAATGGGATATATTTCTAATGTCAATGATGCTAAAGAGATATTAGAGAAGATCTTTAAGAGTAGCTAATACTTAACTTATCAACCCTGACAAAGGTTATTGTACATGGTTTTGATATGCTTGTCAAGCATTTGATTACGTGTTATAATTCATACATAATAATGATAAAAACTTATGATAACCACAGCAGTTATGACCAAAAGAAAAAGGTCAGAGCACTATGTAAACAATAAAGAGTTTCTTGCTGCTCTAATTAAGTATCGTGAAGATAAAGAAATTGCACAGATTCAGGGGAAACCAAAACCTCCCATTCCACGCTACATTGGAGAGTGTTTTCTTAAGATTGCCAATCACCTATCATTTAAACCAAACTTTGTCAACTACATGTTCAAAGAAGATATGATTTCTGATGGCATTGAGAATTGTGTACAGTACATTCACAATTTCAATCCAGAGAAGTCTCAAAATCCTTTTGCTTACTTCACTCAAATTATTCACTTTGCTTTTCTTCGTCGTATTCAAAGAGAAAAGCGTCAGTTGGAAATCAAAAACAAGATTCTTGAGCGTTCCGGATTCAGCGAGGTCTTTACAGATGACAACACTATTGACGGTGGGAACTATTCCGATTTTAATTCTATAAAAGATAATGTTCATCAAAAACTTAGATATTAATTATAATTATATTATTTTATAAATAATAATAAAGTTATAGTTAATTATGAAAATTCACCCAAGACAGTATGCAATAGAAAATAATCAATCTACTTATAATGGAAAACCTTGCAAAAAATGTGATGGTACTTTAAGATATACTTCTATGACTGGATGTGTTGCTTGTACCAGAGAAAATTCTTTTATTAGAAATAAAACTGGAATTCAAAAAGAATATATTGAAAAAAATAGAAAAAAAATAAATGCTTATAATAGAAAAGCATATAACTCTCTATCGGAGCAAGAGAAAACAATTAGAAATAGGCGTCAGCAAGTTGCTTTATATGGATTGACTTTGGAAAAATATGATGCTATGCTTATAGAGCAAAATGGTGTCTGTGCTATTTGTAAACAATCTGAAACTGCTTCTATTAAAAAAAATATGTGTATAGACCACGACCATAAAACTGGAAAAGTCAGACAATTATTATGTGATAAATGCAATCGTGGTATTGGTTATTTCAATGAAAACATTGACGTACTGGAACAAGCTGTGCTATACTTAAAAAAACATTCATAAATTATGAAAGTTGCAATTTTAAGTGACACCCATTTTGGCGCCCGTAAAGGTTCAAAATTATTTCATGATTATTTTGAACTCTTCTATAAGAATGTGTTTTTCCCGACGCTGGAACAGTACGGGATCACAACAGTTATTCATATGGGAGATGCCTTTGATAGTCGCAAATCTATTGATTATCAAAGTTTAGAGTGGGCTAAAAGAGTTGTATTTGAACCTCTTTCCAACTATCAAGTTCATATGATAGTTGGGAATCATGATAGTTATTACAAAAATACGAACAATACAAACTCTCCGCAACTTTTGCTAAAAGATTATCTAAATATTCAGACTTATTCCACTCCAAGTGAAATCAAAGTTGAAAATCTTGATATTCTTCTCCTTCCTTGGATTTGTTCAGAAAATCAAGAACAATCTCTTACGATGATTAAAAAAACCAAAGCAAAGGTTGCAATGGGACATCTTGAACTTCAGGGATTTAGAGTAAACCGTTCAATTGTGATGGAACATGGACTGGAAGCAGATCTTTTTAAAAACTTCTCTAAGGTATTTTCTGGTCATTACCACACTCGTTCTGATAATGGAACTGTTTTCTATCTGGGAAATCCTTACGAGATATATTGGAATGATTTGAATGATACTCGCGGATTTCATATCTTTGATACTGAAACTCTAGAGCATACTCCAATCAATAATCCATATAAGATGTATCATAACATCTATTATGAGGATACCAATCATCAAACTTTTGATACTCGCGAGTATGAAAATAAAATTGTAAAAGTCGTTGTTCGTAAAAAAACAGATACTAAACAATTTGAAAAATTTATTGATAAACTTTATGCGTCAAATGTTGCTGAACTCAAAGTAATTGAAAATTTTGAAATTCAAGGAACTGAAGAGTTTGAAGCATTTGAATCTGAAGATACTCTTTCTATCTTGGATAGATATATTCAGGAGGCAGAAATCGGTCTTGATAAAACTATAATTCAGAAAATGATGCAAGAAATTTATCAGGAGGCATGTGAATTAGTGTAAAATGTTCATTCTAACAATTAATGGTAGAGAAACTGAAGGAGCATATTCTGTAATTGATGACGATGGAGAACAAATTCTCTATTTGTTTCAGGAAGAGGATGATGCAACAAGATATGCTATGATGTTAGAAGAAGATGAATATCCTGAAATGCATATAATAGAAATAGAAGATGATGTTATGATTAAAACCTGCGAAATGCATGGATATCAATATGCAATCATCACCCCCGATGACATCGTAATTCCTCCTAACACTGACCATGATTTTATTTAATAAATAGTTATACCTTTC